GGACACGGCGCCGGCGTTGACCGCCGACAGGATGTGCACGCGCGATTGCTTCATGCCGGCGCATGCTAGGAACGGCGTTGCGCGGCACTGTCGCGGGCCCCACAATGGCGAAGCCCGAGGCGACTGCGAATCGACCCCGGGATTCTGACCACTCAGCGAAGGAACCGCCTCATGGCTACCGTAGATCCTACAGCGCCGCCGCCCGACGGCTGGTACTGGCTCCAGCGACCGAACGGCGACGTCGAAGTCGTGCAGGTCTGGAGCGGCATGATCTCCGTCATTGACGGCGACGAGGAGGTCTTCCGGCTTGAGGGGTGGCCTGACAGTTGGTTCGGGCTCGCGCTCATGGAAGGCCGCCTGCTCGGCCGCATCCCGGAGCCGCAGCCGGGCGCCGTCGACCACGCCGCCCCCGATCGCGCCATCCACGCCCCTTCTTGGCCGCTGACGCGACACGAAGCCGCGCTGCGGATTGCTGCCGAGCTTGGCGGCGTCCTGGTGATGGTGGGGGCGGACTTCTACGTCGACCACGGCGGCGTCACGTTGAAGAAGATCGAGTTCCCAGCCGACAGCGTTGACCATGCCGACCTCCTCCGCCGCTACGTCCGCCTCGTGGTGCAGTCCGAGGGGTCGGACCTGCTGAAGCGGGCCGGGACTGGCGGCGTGGATGCGACGTTCAGCGCCGACGAGCTGGCGCTGCTGGCGCGGCTTTCTGAGGATGCGACGCGATGACCGCCTTCGTCTGGCTCTGCATCGGCGTCCTGATCGGCGCCTTCTTCGGCTGGCACTTCGGCTACATGAGCCGGCTGCGCGAAGACCGCGAGGATCGGCGCCGCGAGCACGAGGCCGAGCTGCAGCGCGTGCGGTTCTACGGCAACACCGTCCGAGGGCTCTGACGAAAGAAAGCCCCGGAGCCTTGCGACGCCGGGGCCGAGGTGCCCGCGAGGGCAGGAGACAACAACGATGAACCGGCCACCCCTAGCCGGCATGGGCGATGCTACGGATCAGCGCGCGGGCTGCTTCCTGCGCCACGCGGCCAGCTCGGTGCGGCTAGTTTCCTTCGCCCGGTCGGTCAGCATCGGGCGGCCGTCGTCGTCGAGCAGCACCTCGGTCACGCTGCAGTGGCAGCGGTAGATGTTCCCGTCGCGGCTGTAGAAGTCGCGCACCTCGGCGCTGGTGTACGTGCGCCCGTTGCGCGCCGCGTGGGTCGGCCTGGTCGTCGGGATCAGCGCCGACTTCCACAGCAGCCCGATGTCCATGCCCAGGTTCTCGACGGCCCAGTCGCGTTCATCCAGGCGGGCCATCCGCAGCGTGTCGGTCACATCTGTCTGCGCGTAGCCCTCAGCCCGCGCCCGCGACACACCCATGCGCTCTGCGATCTCCTTCGCCACGACGCGCGGGTTCTTCCCGTCGACGATGCCGCGGCCGATGATCTGCGACAGCGCCGACTTCTCGCCGGCCGACAGCCCGACCCAGTGCTCGTAGGACTTGATCTGCGCCATGGCCACGCGGTTCTGGAAGCCCTGGCTCATCAGCGCCGCGCCGATGTTGCGCGAGGCCGAGTAGGTGGCCGACAGCGCGGTCAGGTTCGCCACGGTCTGCGCCAGCCCGAGCTGGGCGGCATCGGCGTCGATCTGCGCGTACCAGTGCGTCCGGTAGCTGCCGCCGGCCACGGCCTCGATCCAGCGGTCGAAGGCCTCGCGTAACGCTTGCGTTACGGCGGCGAGCTCCTCGGGGGTCAGGGCGTAGATCGTCCGCGGCGTGCCGCTGGTGTCGTTCTGGGCGACCTCGCCGATCACCCGGATGCGCGCGAATATGGCCAGCACCTCGGCCGTGAGCCCGGCCCAGCGCTGGCGGATGGCCTTGATCGCCCGGCGCTGCACGGGCCCGCTGCCGGTGCGGTCGGTCGTGTCGCCCGGGATGATGGGCGAGCGGGGGCGGATGCGGTTCATCATGGTCGGGTCAGTCCATCAGCAGCAGCTGCTCGTCCTCGGCCTGCAGCTCGGCCGGCGTCGGCCCGGTCGGTTTCGGCGCTGCGCGGCGCTTCGGCGGCACGGGGTCGGTCAGCACCAGCGGGCGGCCGGCGCTGCATGCCTGCATGCCTGCATGCACCGCGCGCAGCTGCAGCGTGATGCGGGGGCTGCCGACGCGGGCCTCGGCGAGGACCGGCGCGGCGGTGACGCGGCGCGGCGCGGGCTTCCACGGTGCCGACCATCCGCCGACGGCTGGGGGCTCGGGCTCGGGCGGAGCGACCGGCGTGACGCTGGGGCGGCCGACCGTAACGTCGACCGCAACGCCGCGGGCCTCGATGACGTGCGCAGGCGGCGGCCCCTCGCCACCCGCCGCGCCGTACCAGCGGCCGGCCCAGGAACCGAGCCACCGGCCGAGCGCGCTCATCAGCTACCGTCGAGTGACGTGACGTTGCGGGTGCCGGCGCTGTACGTGCCGGCGATGCGGTTCTTCGTGCCGTCGAGCGACTTGAAGACGGCAGACGGGCCCTCGAGGCCGGTCGCGTCACCGGCGGCCTGCGCGGCAACAATGCGCAGCACCTGCTCAGCGCTGAAGCCGGACTCGATGATGCGCTCCCACACCGCGGCAGCCAGGCCCTCGGGCGACAGCGCGGTGAACGGCGTCCACTCGCCCTGCATGCTGAGGCGCCCGCGCAGGTCCGCGCTGCCGGCGAACGAGAAGGAGCCCGCGCCCTCGAAGGGCACGATCATGGACAGGCCCGCGGTGCCGGCGAAAGACAGCGCCGCGGTGCCGGTGAGCTGCACCACGCCGGCCAAGCTGCCAGCGCCCGCCAGGCTGAAGGCGCCGTCGCCCGACATGGAGACCACCAGCCCCAGCGATGCGGGGTCGGGCGTCAGCGTCATGGCCGCCGTGCCGATCATCGGGGCGCCCTGCAGCAGCGAGGCAGCGCCCGCGACAGCGGCGACCGGGCCGAGCGCCGACATGCTGCCGGCCACGCGCGGCGGCACCAGCCCGGCCATGCCGTAGCCGTCCGGGGCGCTGGCAGTCGGCGCGAACGTGCCAAAGCCCTTTGCGAAGCGGTCGCCCAGGTTCCGGCCGAGCACCTCGAGCCCCGCGCCGGGGCCGAACTGACGCCCGGCTGTCGCCGTCAGATAGCGCCCGTTCGGGTACATCGCCACGTCAGCCCCAGACGAACTCGGCGCCGCCCGCGAAGGTCGTGGCCGCGGCCGTCGCGTTGCCGGCGCCCCAGAGCCACGCCAGGCATGCGCCGTCCTGAACCCGCGGCAGGCTCGGGATCTGGTTCAGCAGGTCTTTCTCGGTCATCAGGCCCGTCACCGACAGCGTGATCTGCGCCAGCGGCCGGCAGAGCACCAGCGCCGCCGTGCCAGCGCCAGAGGCCGCCGACAGTTGTACGCTGGCGAAGTTGCGGATGCCGCTGTCGCCCGAAGCAAGGGGCAGGAACGGGCCGTAGTTGTTGGCTGCCGTGCCGCTGTGCGTGATGTGCGGCACGATGGCCGAGGCAGTGCACGACACCGTGACGGGCTGCACGCGGCCCGTCGTGCCGGCCTGGTTGGTGTAGCTGTAGCTGAGGTTATGGGCCGTCGCGCCCGTCGTCGTGCGCACAGACAGGAATGCCCGCAACCCGGCGCCGTCGGTGTAGCGCGGCGCGGGCGCGCCGGTCAGGGTCTGCAGCGTGGCGACGTTCATGTTGATGCCGGGCCAGTAGCCCTGCACGTCCACCAGCATCAGCGTGCCGGGCACGCCCGTGGCCGCCGTGCTCCATGCGGCCATGTTGAGCAGGTGCTTCACGTCCGCCGTCACGTTGCCGCCGTGCGGAATGCCGAAGATGTCGGTGCCGTTGCCGGTGCTCTCATCGCACGCGCGCCAGGCCAGGGCCGTGCCAGGGTAGCTGTTCGCCACCGGCAGGCCCGCGAGCGCGCTCAGGTCATACCACCGGCCCAGCGCGTAGGCCGCGGCGCCCGTGATCTTGTTCCAGTCGTAGCGGGTCGTCTTGCCGGCGCTGATGGCGGCGACCAGCTGGTCCATTGATGCGATCGGCATGTCTAGCCCCAGGCAAAG